AGGCTACGTCCGCGATTGATTGAGCTCCGAACCAATCCTCTGAACCCGCCGTCCCGAATGGGGCGTCCGCCGCCTTATAGACCGCGATCGCTGCGCTTGTGCATAGCATCGAGATATTGGTCGGAACGAACGGATACTGCGGATTCGTCCCCGTGTCCGGGAACGATCGCCCGAGCTCGAAATCGAGCGCTATCTCTGACGCGACGATCGCCTCCGTGAGATCCTCATCGAATCCCGTCTCCGTGTCCGGGATCCGGAGCCTCCGCCGTACCGTCTCGAGGCTCGTGTACCGGGGAGCGTCCGCGTCGGCCCGCGGGGGGCCATACGTGAACGGGAGATCGAGATCCGCCGCCGTGACCGTCGCCGTAGCCTCCGCCGCCGTGTCCATATCCTTGATCCGGTACTCGAGGATCGAGCCCGGGGACCATAGATTCGAGACGTCGTAGAACCGGCGGAGCGTCCCGCTGAGTGTCGCGAGCCCGATCCAACCGCCCGCGTCGATATTGATCGCCGCCTCGAACCCGAGAGCGGGATCCGGATCCGTAGTAGACCAATCGAGTACGACCGTGGGCGTCCCTACCTGGATCGCCTGTAGCGTCATCGTCATACCGGGGGCTCCTCATATGCTCGAGATATGATCTCGAGCCCGAGCTCGTGAACGATGAGATCGCCGTTGCTCGTTGTGTTTCGGACCGTGAGAGCTACGTACTGTGTCCCGTCCATCGCGAGCCGATGCTCCGATGCGAACGGTACTACCTGGATCGCTGCGTTCGCGTCGATGACGAACGGGATCCGGGCGGACTCATCGACTACTCCGCCGTAGCTGAGCGCGAGCTCGAACGTGTCATTAGCTGCGCCTGACGGATCGAGCGAGAGGATCGCCGTCGATCGGGAGGAGCGGAGGAACCCTGCCGGGACCGTGACGTCGGGACCCCACGCCGGGACGGGACGGATCTGCGCGTCGTTGATCCACCGGATCGACGTCGATGGGGGGATCATCCCCGGGAGAGTCGTGTCGTTGAGCTCGAGCCATACGTTTTGCGTGAGCGGGAGCGTGACGGGACCCGACTCCGATGGATACGCGTAGCCTCCCCGATCGGGCTCGAGCGCGAGGAGATACTCCCGGACGTCCTGGGGACTAACGAGATTCGACGCGTTGTCCGGGAGGAGCGCGCGAGCGTCCGCGAGATTCCTGAGCGTGTCCGCCACCGTCTACCCCTCCGTTTTCGGCTCCGTCTTTTTCTCGCCGTCTTTCTTTTTGGTCCGCTTGGGAGCGGACGCTTTGCGCGCCCGCTCCGTTGCGTTGTAGACCTTACGATCCGCCATCTATGCGATCCCGGAGAGGACCGCGAACGCTGCGCCGCGTCGGATCGCGAGGCTCGAGAATCCGTACACCGCGACGTCCGTTGTGAGAACGTCGGGATACGTAAGCGCGATCTGCGCCGGAGTCCCGGAGTCCTCATAGAACCACGCGTCCCGGAATGAGCCCACAATGATTAGATCCGTGGGCGTGTTGTCATCGACCACTACCGGGATCCCTCGAATGTTGCCCGCGCCCGTCGCGTCCCCGAGTCCCGCCGGATTGTTCGGGAAATCGCTTGTGATAATCGGACGTCCGTCGCTGTCCACGAGATCGATCCCTGCGCCCCACACCGCGCTGTGCATGATCGCCGCCGTGGGCCACCGCTTCGAGCCGCCGTAGACCGCTGCGGACGCCGTGCCGATGAGAGCGAGAGCCGCATCGACTCCGCCCGTTACGGGGACGTCTGTTGCGCCTGCGTTGAGGATCCCCGTGTAGCCCGTGAGAGACGCCGGAGTATCGACCGTGGGATCTCCGTTGATCGAGCGTCCGTCCGCGAACTCTCCATAGGCTGCGATCAAATCGGAAACCACCGCGTCCATGTAGGACGGGGAGGACCATTGCGCCGCCTGGATCGTGACGCCTTGACCGCCTGCGATCGTCGCTTTCGGATAGTTGTCGAGGATCCACGTTTGGGCCGCCTCATCGACCGGGACGCCCTCGCCGTCCTGGTATCCGATCGCGTTTCCGACCGATACGTTCGGAAGCTGGATCGCGTTACCTGTCGCCGGGAGATTCCGGGATCCGAATAGATCGAGGACGGGACGCCCTTCGCGGAGGAGCTCGAGGAGATCCGGGACGTAGACTTCGTTGGGCGTCGAGTTGCCTTGAGAGTTGCCTACCGCCGTGAACGCGCGGAGCTCGATCGACGTACCGTCCGCCGAAACGAGTCCCGAGTCGATCGAACGAGTGAGCCTCTCCGTCGCCTCCGGGGACTTCTTGCGCGCGTGCGCGATCGTGTCAACCATGAGATCCCCGAGACTCCGGTATTCGTGACCCCGATGCTCCGCCTCTACGACCGGGGGCGTGACGATCGCCGCCGCTCGAATCTCATCGACCGCCGTATCAACCGCGGACCGGATCATCTCGTTGACGTCTGTCGTCTCTGTCGTTTCGATTGGATCCATGTCGGGTCCCTCCGTAGTTGAGCGGACCGCGATCGGCTCCGCTGATTGGTAGACGGGGGTCCCCGTCAACGTGACCTCACGGAGATCCACGCTACGGATCTCCGTCGTTTCGATTCCGTCCTTGATCGACCTAGTAGCGCCGTCCCCGATGAGGAACCCGATCGAGATCCCGACCGCGCCGTCCCGGGCGAGAGCGAGAGCGTCGTCTCCGTCCCTCGTTTCGGAGATCCGGAGCGTCCCGTATACCGCGTCGGATCGCTCCTCGAGATCCCCGAGACGTCCCACTACGGGACCTGCGTGTCCGTGTCCCGTTTCGAGCTTGACCGCGATACGTCCCTCGTTGAGTCCGGACCGTGTGAACGAGCCCGGGAGGAACATCTCCGCTACTCCGGGATAGAGCTCGTGAGCCTCCCCGATCGGGGCGATCCTCGCCTCGATGATTCGCTCCTCCGGCGGAGCGTCGAGGAGCTCGATCGTCCGTAGCCTTAGATCATCCATCGACCGTCGCCTCCTGAATGTCGGGATCGTTCGTCGTCGTACCGTCCACCGTCTCTACGATCTCCTCCGCCCGGAAATCGAGACGATCGCCGCCGGGGAGCGGATCCCGCCCCTCGATCTCCCGGATCTCGTTCGTCGTATAGATTCCGTTCTGTCGAGCTACCGCGTAGGTGTTGAATCGTGTTTGTACGTCGGCGCGGAGGAGCCGCGAATAGTCGTGTCGGATCTCCCGAGTAGACGGGAGGAGCTCTCCGAAAGACTCCTCGAGGCGTTCCGCGAGAGGCTCGACGCCTGTCCGCTGGTACTCCGTCCATACGCCCTCGAGATTCCGGTACGTGATAGACCCGCCCTCTGATACTGCGTTGAGCATCGCCGCGGGAATACGTAGGAGCCTCGAAACGTCCCGGATCCCGTACTCCCGGGATTCGAGGAACTGCATATCCTGATTAGAGAGCCGCGTAGACGTCCATTGCATCCCGCCCGTGAGGAACGCTACGCCCCGTTTCCCCTCGTGACGTTCGTCCCATCCCTTACGGATTAGATCCGCCTCCGGCTCTGTGAGCTTCCCCGGGACCGATACGATCCCGTCCGGGACTCCGCCCGCTGTCGCCGCCTCCGCCGCTTTCGACTCCTCCGCGATCATCGTAGAGAGCGAGAGCCTCGCCGCCTGGATCGGCCCGAGCCCGAGGAGCTCGCCGGGGGCGTCCATCATCTTGATATGTAGGATCCCGCGATTCGGCTCGAGCTCGAAACCCCGCCACCGATACCGGGCGCGCGTGCGCGTATCGTCCCAATAGACGGAAACCTCGTGATTCGGGATCGGGATCGCGACTGTGGGGCGTCCCTCCCGATCGGGAGCCGTGAGATAACAGTAGGCGTTCCCGTGTAAGAGGAGCATCGTCGTTATCTGCCGCCGCGAGACGCCTACCGGCGTGAACGGATCGGGACGTCGCAGAATCGGCGGAGGAGGATCGGCGGGGACGTTGCCGCGGTAGCTGTTCCACGGGAGCGCCGAGAGCGTGTCCGATAGCATATTGACACCGGCGTACATCGTAGGGACCGCCATCGACGCTGTAGGGCGTCCGATCAATCCCGCTCCGTCCGGGATCGAGATCCCGATCGACGGGATCACGTTTGCAACGTTTCGAGTCTCGACGCCGAGGATTCGACGGAGCGTAGAGCGAATCACGCCTCGAGCGTACCGCACAATGTACGGATCCGTCCATCTTTTCCCGAATGAATAGGTCCGCCGGCAGCTGCTTTTCTTCTCTTTTGTTCGGCGGAGCCCCGGCTCGAGCCGTAGGATCTGCGGCATGAACGGGAGGATCCGATACGTCATAGGTCCGCCGGGATCCGGGAAATCGACGTATGTCCGGACTCATCGGAGCGCCGGGGATCTCGTGCTCGACTTCGATGCGATCGCCGTAGCTGTCGGATCTCCGTCCCGGGATCATCACCTCGAGCCTCATCCTCCGCCCCATCGGGCGATCGCCCGGACGCTGTGGCCTACGATCCACCGTCTCCTCCTGGTATCGGCGGAGCGGGGCGTAGGGGTTTGGATCATTCACGCCGAACCGTCGCCGGAGGCGATCGCCGTCTACCGGGGACGGGGCGTCGTGACGATCCTCCCGAAACGAATAGGACCCCGCCCCAATCCGTAACGGGGCGGATCGGAGCGGGGACGTCTCGATGTTAGAGGATCTCGAACCTTCTCCGGGGGCGGAGCGATAGGTAGAGCGCCCGGGCGAGAGCCATAACGCCGGGGAGCGCGATCGCTGAATTGAGGCGGGCGATCCTGAACGTACCGTCCCCGACGTCCCGCCGACCGGCGGAGGCGATCTGAGCATCGAGATACGGATCGGATCTGTGGACGATCGACTCATTGACCGTAGCATCCCACAATGCGGAGCACGCGTTCACCCACTTTACGCCCGTGACCGCCTCCGTGGGATAGGTGTCGGGCGGGAGGCGTTCGATGAGCCCCGAGCACGTATACGGATCGAACCCGATCGCCTCCGGGATCCATAGATTCGCCCATCGCTGTAGAGCCCGAGCTATCACGTTTTCGTCTACTCCGTCCTCCGAAATCCACCGCTCCGCTACTCCGATCATCGTAGGGGGACCGATCGGCTCGCCTGTGTCCTCATCTATCGGGGCGTCCGGGGGCGCGGGCTTCGTAACCGCGCTCACGCTCGCCGCCTCGCGGCGGGCTGGATCAACATCGACCGCCATCATTACGCCGTCCCCGAGCTCCGGAGCCTCGAGCTTGAGATCCGGATCTCCGCATAGGATCCACTTGTCGAGCGGGACCGCCGTCGCCGTCGCCGTCTCGACCCATTGGCATAGAGCCTCCGTCCGGAACTTCTGCGGATCATCTGAGCGGAGCTCCTCGATGATCGAATCGGGACGGATCGAGATCCCGAGCGCCGGATTAGCCTCCCGCCATCCCTCCGGATCCTCGATCCCACGATCCGGATCCGCGGAGTATTCGATGAGAGCGATCGACTCATCCGTCCCGGGAGCATCGACCGCGGCGAGCCCGCGGTCCCTGTACCGGCGGAGAATGATCGAGTCCGGATCCCCGGCGTTAGAAACAAGCCATAGCTGCGAATTGGGGACCGCCCGCTGCATATAGATCGCCGCGGAGAGCATCGCGTCGTCTCGCTGCTCCCGAGCTTCGTCAACGATGAGCGTGTCCACCGTCCATCCCCGCATCGCCTGTTGACGCGGAGCCATGATCCGATACTGCGATCCGTCGATGAGCGTTAGAGCTTCGTTTCCATTCGTGAGCGTGACCTTTGCGATCTGCTCCGCGAGCATCGGGACGTCCTGGATCGCGTCCACGAGCTCCCCGAATACGTGACGGGGGAGCGAACGATCCGCCGCCGTGTGAACGATGAGCCGCTCCGGGAATAGGAATAGACCGGCGAGGATCCGGAGGAGGAGGATCCGCGTCTTTCCATTCTGACGCCCAACGAGGAGGACGATCGCCCTCCGGAGCCACCGCGACGTAACGGGATCGGTGCATAGAGCGAGATCGAGGACGATCCGCTGCCATTCCCACGGATCCATCCCGGCGATCTC